CACCTGAGTCTATTGGCGGGTGGGTGCGTATTTCTTCTGCAACCTATCAGGGTGTGTGCCGTGCGCTATGGAACTGGATTACGCTGCAAGGCGCAAACCTCATGGCGGTTGGCACAAACTTAAAGTATTACATTGAGAACGGCGGACTGTATTACGACATTACGCCAATTCGCTCCACCACGACTGGTTCGGCAAAGTTTGCAGCAACAAACGGATCAGCGGTTTTGACCGTTACCGATACGGCGCACGGGTGTGTGGTAGGCGACTTTGTAACCTACACCCTTGCTGTATCTTTGGGCGGAGCTATTACTGCCACGGTGCTTAATCAAGAACGTCAAATTATTTCTGTACCCACAACAAATACCTACACAATTAACGTCACAACTTTAGCCAACGCAAGCGATACAGGCAACGGTGGTGGTGCAACGGTTGCAGCATACCAACTTAATGTGGGTCCTGAATACCAAATCCCTCTTGTGGGCTGGGGCGCAGGATTTTGGGGTTCTGGGTATTGGGGGATTGGCGGGTCTTCAGGCGTGTCATTGCGCCTTTGGTCGCAAAACAACTTTGGTGAAGACTTAATCTTCGGACCACGCGGTGGTGCGATGTACTACTGGGTGGCTTCTACGGGTTTGACCGTAAGAGGTGTGGCGCTAACTTCTAGACCCTCGGCATCCAATGTGCCGGTTGTGCAAAACTTTATTTTAGTTTCAGACGTATCTCGATTTGTGTTTGCGTTTGGTTGCAATGAGATAGGTAGTGCTATACAAGACCCATTGTTTATTCGTTGGTCAGACCAAGAATCAGCCGTAAATTGGACACCTGCCGCCACAAATCAATCCGGCGATCTTAGGCTCTCACACGGCTCGGCTATTCAAACAGCATTGCAAGTACGCCAAGAGGTTCTGGTATTTACCGACACGGCGTTGTATTCGATGCAGTATGTGGGCGCACCCATTGTGTGGGGTGCAACCCTGCTTGGTGACAACTTATCGTGTATTGGACCAAACGCGGTGTCCTTGGCCTCTGGCGTGGCGTATTGGATGGGCGTAGACAAGTTCTATAAATACGATGGTACGGTGCAGACATTGAAATGCGATTTGCGCCAACACGTATTTAGCAACATCAACTTACAGCAATCCCTTCAAGTCTTTTCAGGCACTAATGAAGCCTTTAACGAAATCTGGTGGTTCTACTGTTCTGCAAACTCGATAACCGTGGACTTGTACGTTGTGTTTAACTATTCCGAAAGCATCTGGTATTACGGGTCATTGGCACGCACGGCTTGGATTGATAGCGGTACACGCAACAACCCCGTGGCTGCAACTTACAGCTACAACCTTGTCAACCATGAAACCGGTGTAGATAACGGCGAAACCGCAACGCTCACGGCTATCAACTCGTACATTGAATCGGCTGAGTGGGACCCACAAGACGGACAGAAATTCTCGTTTATTTACCGCATGCTGCCTGACATTACGTTTAGAAGCTCTGACACAGGGGGCAGTCCCCAAGTCACAATGAGCATTATCCCGATGAAGAACTCAGGCTCTGGGTTTACCACGCCTCAATCTGTAGGTGGAAGCAGTGATGCAACGGTCACTAGAACGGCGAGCGTGCCGATTGAAGAATTTACGGGGCAGGTGTTTATTCGCGTGCGCGGCAGGCAGTTTGTCTTTACGATAGAAGCCAATCAATTAGGTACGGGCTGGCAACTAGGTAGCCCGCGTGTTGATTTGCGTCCTGACGGGTTGAGATAGCATGGGACTCTTAGCTAACCGTGCGCCACCGAATCCGCCGCTTCCGCCAGAAGAGTACAGTAAGCCGTACTTTGACCGTCTGGTCAACATTTTGAACTTGTTCTTTCAACAGATCAACGCTATACAGCCGATTAGTATTGCCCAGTTAAACATTGATTTAAATACGTTGCCGACTCAAGCAGACCTTGCTAATTTGCGTGTGGGTGATGTGTACAGAGACACCGCAGCGGGTAACGTCTTAAAGGTAAAAGTATGAGTGACGGTGATGGCGGGTACTATTTCGACCAGCAAGCGGCTGACGATGCGGCTTATGAAGCCAATATGCTTGCAATTGCAGGTGAGACCGCCCCCGCGCCTGATATAAATAGTTTATATCAAGAGTTGTTGGGACGCGCACCTGATCCTACTGGTATCGCTGCAAATGCAGGGGCTTCTGCCGACACGATTCGTGAAAGCATTATGGCGTCCCCTGAGTACAACAACCAGAATGTCAACACCATCTACGAAGACTTACTAGGTCGCGCACCTGATCCAACGGGAATTGCGGCTAACGCAGGTGCTACACCGGAACAGATTCGGCAAAGCATTTTTGGTTCTGCGGAGTATCAAAATCAAAACCCATACCAAGCGCCACCTAGTGGGTTCTTTGATATGCCGGGCTATGGTGCAGAGAACGCTGATCCGTATTCGATTGTTGGCGATATGCTCATGCAGGGCAATCAGTTGGTGTACAACGTTGCCCCAATCCAAGACGAAAGCGGCAATGTCTCTGGCTATAGACGCGCCGATACGGGCGAGTACGTTGATCTAAACAAGCTCAACAAAAGTATCACGGGTTACGATACCGAAATCAACCAGTTGTACAACACCTTGCTTGGTCGTGCGCCAGACGTAAGTGAAGTCATTGCGTATAACAACCGGCTAAAGAGTGGGGAGGTTGACTTAAACGATGTGATTCAAGGTTTTACTAATTCGCCTGAATACCTACAAAAAGCTATGCCGTTCCTTGACCCGAACGCTGATGTAAATACTAAGTTTGAGCAAGGTGTACGAGGTTTTGATGCCAAGGGGCTAGTGCGCGGCGGTGCATATGAAGGCTTGCCTACGCACTACTACGACCCTAAAACGGGTAAGTTAGCAGCATGGTTTGGTACGTCCGGCGACTTGACTGGCACAGATGCGTACACTTGGCATACAGCAGCAGAAGCCCAATTACCTGATGCACAGCTTCGTCTTGCCAAAGAATCTGAACGCGATGTAGGTAAAGACTGGCGCACGCTTGGTACAAAAGCTGGAATGATGGTGGCGTCAATGTATGCACCACAACTCATGGCGTATCTAGCCCCAACGCTAACAACAGGCAGCGTATTAGCCGATGCTGCAATTCAAAGCGCCATTATGCAAGGTGGCAAGTCAGCCTTGTCCGGCGGTGATTTTTCAGACATTCTACGTGCCGCAGGTACAGGTGCAGCAACAAGCGTTGCAGGCGATGTTGCGGGTGATTATTTAGGTGATCTAGCAGGTAACTACGTTGCGCTATCTGATGCAGGTGCTAACGAGTTAATGGGTGATTACACCTCTAGCCCTAGTTATAACGATTACATTGACTACAAGAGCGTGGGTGATAGCGATATTGGCGACAGCGGTGAAGGCGCGGAATACATTGAACCTGCGGCTAACAAAGCTAAAAGCCCAGTAGAAGTTGAAACCGCACCCACAACAAATCAGTTCTATGATGCGCCACTAGCACCGGTACAACCAACACAGATTGAAGACTTGGTCATCCCCCCTGCCGAAAACTACGACATTCCTGAAGTCGATTTAACTGCGGGTGTGCCAGAGCAAACCTTAGCCGATCAGATCATTACTAATCCTGATGTACCAATTAGTGACGTGTTGTCTAATCTAGACATTATTTCGTTGCTCAGAAGCGGCACATCCGTTGAAGGCGTTGCTGATATTATTGATGCAATCGGCGGCGCAGGTGGTGGTGTGGGCGGTGGCGCAGGTAGTGGTGGCGGGGGTGGTATCGGTGGCGGTGGCGTAGGTGGTGGCGTAGGTGGTGGAATTGCGGGTATCATCAACGACATTTTTGGTAGCGCAGAAGACTCTACTGAAGACGACGAAACCAAGAAAAAGAAGCAACAACAAGCAGCGGCGGTAGCGGCGATTGAAGCTATTGCGGCTAGAACCCCGCCGGGCGCACAGATTGACTACTTATACGATATTGGTGGCGAGAGTATCTTTGCACCGATGCGTCAACAAGCACCGAAGCCTAGACAAGATTGGGCTTATGAACCGAATGATCGGTTTGCACAAGGCGGCATTTTTGCGTTTGACGAAGGCGGGTTGGCATCGCTAGACGTTCCTGAAAAAAAGAGCGTACTAGCGCGTATGATTGAGCCTGAGACCAAAGTTGTTGAAGCCTTGACTGCTTACGGGGCAAACCCAGAAAAATACGAAAACATTTACAATTTTTATACAAACCCAAACCGACCTGTTGTAGACAAAGATTTTAAAGAACTGCCAAGCGGGTTATCTGAAATGAGCAAGGACTACAGCGGTTTGGATATGGCTGTGTTAGGCATGCTTCATTCGGCAAAACAAAGCGGAAACCCAGAACGATTTTTAGAATCTCTTGCGCCTTATTTTGACCAAAAAGTAAAGTTTGACTTTTCGGATCGCAGAGGTCCTAGCGGTTATGTACTACCTATCGTTGCGCCAAACACCGCCAACATAGCCAACAAAGGCGTTTCAGCAAACTCACCGTCTTTTGGAATCCCAACGTCAAATATTTTCTTTCACGAACTAGAGCATACGTTGCAAAACAAGGACAGAGGATATCCTTCTGCCGTTGCAAATGCCTTGACCAATGATGCGTTGTTAGGTCGCATGGATAAAGATATCTTAAAGCGGGCTAAAGAATATCGCTTTACCAATCCAACAATGGACAAAGCAAAGGCGTTTCCAGCAGAAAATGCTTTTGACAATCCATCAGAAACATTGGCAAATATTGCTGCGGCGGCACAAGGCATGGCAATGCAAGGAAAAGACTATCTGCAAACAGAAGAAGGTCAAGCACTTTTTCCTACCGATGCCGATAAAAATTACTTTTACAACGCCACATTGCCGGGCGTAACCAGCATGCGCCCAGACATGGGATTTTTTGAACCCGCATCAGAACCTAGGTCTAAAAAAGACGAATCACTTGCGCGTACTGTGGCAAGAAAATTGGGTTTTGCTGGTGGCGGAATAATTGATTTGTTAAGGAGTAAATGATGAGTGCTGCGCTATTACAGACAGTTCAAGAATCGCCCGCTTATGAGCGTGTTGAGCCTTTGTATATGGAATTTGCCGAAGTCGATGATATTTGGGTTCGTGCATACGCCATAGAAAAGTCAGGTTCTGTTGCCGCGCAACATGTTCATCCGCACGATCACGTTACATTGGTATCTAGCGGCGCAGTCAGAGCATGGCAAGACGATGAGGATATGGGAGTGTTCCCTGCCCCGTCCATGATTACTGTATTGGCAGGTAAAAAACATATGTTTGTTGCGCTAACCGACAATGTTGTTTTATGTTGTTTGCACAATCTTCGCGGCACAGGTCTTGAGTCGCCAGAAATTATGAAAGGAGTATAGCTATGCCAATGATGGATATTATTGATCTAGGACCCGGCGATGCACCTGCCATTGACTGGAGTGATCTTTCTAAAAAATACGGTGCAAAAACTGCGGCACTGCTCGGTGCAGGGCTAGGTGCGTCTGGTCTGCTCAATAGCAGTCAACAAAAGACAGGCTACCAAGGCAAGATTCCAATCCTTTCGGCTACGCGCCAACAACTACCGATTGATTACAATGCACCTCGCCGTCCCGGAAGTGGTGGCAGACGTTACTTTACTGACATGGTGTATGCGCCCAAAACGGGCATTGCCGCTGTAGCCCCTGCTGCGCCTGTCGTGGAAGCACCTGTCGCCCCTGTAAACCCAACGCCTACTACGCCTGATGTGGTTGCCGCCGCACAAGGCGGAATGATGGGCTACGCAGAGGGTGGCATCGCCGACCTTGGCTATTACTTGGGCGGTAAAACCGATGGAATGGCTGATAAAATACCTGCAAAGATTGACGATAAGCAGCAGGCAAAACTGAGTCACGGGGAGTTCATAATTCCTAGTGACGTGGTTAGTGCTTTGGGCAGTGGCAATTCAAGTGCAGGTGCTAAGGTTTTATACGACATGATGGATCGAATCCGTAAGCATGCACACGGTACAACCAAGCAGATTAAACCTGCTAACTTAAAGAAAACGCTACCCGCGTGAGGTGAATGATGGCTGGCGAAACAACTACTCCTGCAACTACAACCCCTACGATCCCTGACCCTCTAGCGGGGGCGCAGCTCTCGACTGAATCCGCGCTCTCTAATTGGGCGGGTCCTTATGTCACGGACATGCTTGGCAAGGGTCAGGCGCTAAGCGAAACGCCCTATCAGGCGTACATGGGTCCGCTCACTGCGGGTTCGTCGAACCTACAGAACCAAGCGTTCCAAGGTGTTGCAGGATTAACTCTGCCAAGCACAATGGGTGGGTTTACGCCTCAGTCGTTTACAAGTGACGGTATTGCACAGAAGTACATGAACCCGTACTTGCAACAGTCGCTTAACCCACAGCTTGACGAAATTCGTAGGCAGTCGGACATTAGCCGATTGGGTTACACGGGCAGGCTCACGCAAGCCGGTGCGTATGGCGGGGGTCGTCAAGCCATCATGGACTCAGAAAACAACCGCAATCTTGCGACCCAACTTGCGGCGACTACTGGGCAGGGTTACAACACCGCATACGATAAGGCGGCTAATCAATTCAATACTGAGCAAGGTTTTGGGCTTACTGCACAGAACGCCAACAATCAATACGGTCTTGCCGCGCTAGACAAGCAAGCGAATTTAGGTGGTGTGCAGCGCGGTATCGAAAGCGAAGGGATTGCAGCAGACATGGCGCAGTTTAACCAAGAGCGTGACTTCCCCTACAAGCAGGTTCAGTACCAACAATCATTATTGCAAGGCATGCCATTAGCTACACAATCGTATACTTATGCCCAACCATCTACGATGGCAAACATTGGCGGTACAGCGGGTGGCTTGGCTAGTTTGTACAAGAGTACAGCGCCTATGATTACAGACCTGTACAAAAACTTATTCGGCTAAGGAAACATCATGTTCGGTATTGACCAACAAGTTCAGCAAAGAATAGATGCGTATCGCGGGAATCCGCAAAAACTTCAACAGCAGTACGCGCAAAAAAAGGACATTTTTGATCTTATTGCGTTAAACCGAATTACTGAAGAGCAAGAAAGTGCTGCCAATCAAATGAGATTGGATGCCGCAAAAAAAGGCACGTTGCCATCTATATACGCGCAAAAAGAATCGCAAGCACTAGACAACGCTAAGAAAGAGGTCATTGACGAGCAAGCCGGTGTCATGCAGAACAAGATGAAGCAAATGCAGGACGCACAAAAGAAAGTCTTGCAAGCAGCCGGTGCGCCACAGATGCCCGGTCAAAGCACACCTCAACCACAGCAGCCACCCTCAGCAGGGTTAGCCGGACTTCCTGCGCCGAATATTCAAGGCATGGCAGGCGGTGGCATTGTTGCTTTTGAAGGTGGTGGTTCTACTGACAAAGAAACTAAAGAAGAAAAAGAACGCCGCGAGACCGCTGAGAGTGATCGGGCAAGGTTAAAAGAATTTGGGGCGTCTACGTTGGATACGTTTTCTATGATACCTCGTTCTCTTAATACTGGGGTTAATCTTGGAATACGCGGGCTTAATGCTATACCCGGGGTAAGCCTACCCTATTTTGACGCAATAGGTGGTCCGGGGGGTACTGGATTTTTTCCTAGATTAAACGCACAAACAAGAGAAAATGCAGCGAACCAAGCTATCAATGCTTCACGCCGGTTACCTGCGGATGAGGCAACTCCTGCTTATGCCGCTGCGGTTGCTAGACAAGCCGAAGCACGAGACCAAGCACAACCTCCTGCGCCACCCCCGCAAGCAGCACCACAAGGCACGGGTGGCGGCGCACCAATGGGCAATGCCCCCGGAACCGTTGGATTCGGTATTCAATCATTGATTGGTACTAAGACACCTGACGAAGCGGCAAGAGAGAACGAAGCTCGTGCAGCGGCAGCGGCTAACTACAATCCTGTAGAACGTGCGGCTAAAGAACGGATGATCCAAGAACGTTCTGCGGAAGATAGAGATGCAGAGTTTATCAATGGATTGATAGGCATGTCGGGTTACACCACTAATGCAGGTGCGCTTGCAGCAGGTGCAGCAGCGCGGCAGAGAACTCGCAACCAAGCCCTTGCTGCACGACACAGAGCCGAAGGTGAGTTAATTGATATCGGTCCTGAGTCACGTAAAGCCGGTACTAAAGCCGGTGAAGCTCGATATAAAGATGTGGTACTTGGTATGTCCCAAGGTGTTGATGCTGCGGTTAAACAAGCGCAAGTTGCTAGTTCGGCGGCAGATAGGCAGTTAGCGCGGGAAAATTTAACCGCAGATAAAGCAAAAACTGCATATACTGGGGTGCAAGCACAGATTACCCGCGAAAGTACTCGTTTAGACCGGATACACAAAGATGCAGTAGCAGAGTTAGCTATTCGTGGATTAAAACCTAACGAGTATAAAATTGCGTTAGCGGAAATCAACGCGGTAAGAGACTTAGGGTATCAACAAGTTCAAAATCAATTTGCGCCATTGATGCAAAAACTTGAATCCGATATTGGTATTCCATCTGCCGGTGGTTTTAGCTTAGTAGGTGTTCGCCCAAACACACCCCCAAAATAATTTAGCAACGGACGCATTATGCCAACTTATTCGGTTCAAGCTCCTGATGGCAACATATACGACATTAACGGACCTGAAGGAGCTTCCGAAGCAGACTTGTTTGCCGCAACTCGGCAGTTAATGGGGCAAGCGCGGGCTACTAGCTTACAACAGCAAATAGAAGAATTACGTACTAGAAAAGCTCGACCCGAAGAAGTCAGTGGTTTTGGTGCGGCTAAAGCTGCTGCTTGGCAAAACTTGCAAGCTGACCTTGCTGCGGTAGCCGGTAAGACAGGCATCATGAGCGAAGATGCCGCTGAGAAAACCATTGCGGAAAAAAAGAAAGAAGCTGCTCGGGTCTTTACCCCAACAGAAAATTGGTCTGATGCGCCGTGGACTAAATTCAAAGAATTAGTGGGCGGCTCTCTGCCCTATGTGGTGGCTCCTTTGGCTGCGGGTGCTGCGGCAGCGGCTCTACCTGTCGTAGGTGTAGGCGGTGCAACTGCCGGATTGATCGGTACGGGTCTTGCAGGTTTAACATCTGCCACGCAGTTCACCGGAT